CGAGTCTGGACGGATAACCAAGGTACCGCCGACTTCCAGTAGGACTCCTTCGAGTGACTTCCAGATCTCAAGAGCTTCCCAAATGTTATAGGAATCGGATACACAAGCAGCAATCTTACCTGCTCCCAAGTTGTTACGGATGAACGCTTCATACATTTCCTTTTCACTTTCACGACCCCAGCTTGTAACAGTTGAGTGCTCAGTTGCTGGTATACTAAATCCTGCCATGGGTTCTCCGTAGTTATCTGCGACATATTCAATAGCCTCCAGTGTATCTGTACCCATGAAATTAATAAGATGACCTGCGCCACCCTTAGCAGCCGCTTCACCGCAAGTAGCCCCACGTGCACCAAAGTCATGTAATTTGAAATCAATAGTACTTAAGTCAGCACCAGTTTTCAGCATGTATTCTTTAATACGAGTCTTACAGTATCGTGATGTACTAGCAACAGTAGAAGGATACCATACACAACGTAAGAACAGTGTCTCGAAGAATGATGTTAACCAAGGGAACTCAGGATCGGTGTTGCAAATACATGCTACAGGGGTCTTAGGTTCGACTACAGTGCCTTCTGGTACACCCATAATTACTAGAGGCCAGTGTTTACCTTGGTACTTAGCAACTAATGCTTTCCAGCCACTCTCGTTGAAAGGAACACCATGACGCTCAGCAACATCCTGAAGTAAACTAATAGACAGTAAATCAGGAGAGCCTCCTAGCTGGTCAATGAAATCATTGATACCTATGATTACCACGGGGTGTAATCCTTTACGGGGTTCGATGTAACTATAGACATGTTCGGTTCCTTCAGGATATTGATTGAAGTGGGAAACCTTGTAACTGTCTGCTTTCATTAATAAATTCATTATTTGTTCTCCTTTAGTTCCTTAAGCATCTCTTCTGCTTTTCTAATCAATGCTTCGGTATCTTGTGAATACTCCAGACTTACGTACGATGTTTGTGTTTGTATAGTATACGTGACTAATTCCTTGACTTCCGCGATTCCGTTGATGTTATAATACCAATCAGTGAAGTAAGAGCCTGTACGGCTACCTTCAATACTAAAAAATCTTCCATCAATCTTAACTACTATGTTACCATTCTGATACTTACCATCATCATCCCAATCAACATCGACTACTACTTCATGATCAAGGCCTAAGGAATCCACAGCACACTCAGGTGAATCCTCATTACCTACTAAAGTGTTTAACTTTTCTAATAAATTCATTACTTTACTCCTGTCCATTTACCTTTACTATATTCGAATGTGTGTTTCTCCATAGCGTCTAACTTAGGAAAATACACAACGATACCTTCAGCTTTCCAGCCCTCAGTATCCGAGCGAGTCTTGAGTTCATTCATCACTTCATCAACCCTAGCTCTCGTGTATTCACCATGATGTAATACTTCGACAACGCTGATACCTTCAGGAGGTGGGTTATGCTCGCCCCAGCGTCTTGTGTTGAACAGGAAGAACTGTTTATTTGGCAGGTTGTGAGGGTTCTTCTGAATCCCTAGTCCAGCCCATTCACCGTAGTGACGTCCTTCACCTAACGCAAGGAACTTATCCTCATTTAAACTAACGTAAGTAGCGAAACCATAGTTATCGTTTTCTTTACCTACGTTAATCAGACGTTTACGGCTCTGTACACCTACGATAGCGCCTTCCTTAATGATAACGCACGCATTCGTACCGTCCATCTTAAGACTCATCACACAGTCACCTAAGACTGCTCGTGGAATCTTAGGCCAAGCTTCGAACTCAACCTGTGTATCAATTGGTTTAGGATCCATTACTTTACTCCTGCTAATAAACGACGTAAGATTGTCGTATGATTATAAAATAGAGAGAACTCATCGTTCATGATTTCTTCCAGAGAAACCCATTGAACTTCCTGTGCGTCATCTCCTGCTTTAATATCTAGTACTTCGTCCTTGTGTACTGCGTAGAGGTAATTAATACCTAGGGTTCTTGTTGATAGCCCCTTCATATTCTCTTCAATACACTGGTTCAATTCCGTAGCCCGTTCAAGAGATAATAAATCTACATTAGTTTCCTCAGCTAACTCACGTAAAGCACCTGCTCGTGTTGTTTCATCGTGATTAAGGAAACCTCCGGGAAGTGCCCATTGACCATGTCCTCGAACACCACCACGCTTCACAAGTAATACTTTGTTATCTTGTATAACAGCAGCATGTACTACAGGTTCTATTGGATTAGAGAACTTATGATTAGATAACGCTTCTGCTTTAGATTGCTTACACAGGAAGTATTCATTTAACATACGTTTCCATTCATCTGTGCCTATATAATTCTCCATTAGAACACGTGTAACCTCAGGAACTAAGACCCAAGGTTTACCTAGGTAAATAGCGGTTCTCAAATCAGTAGCAGAGATTCCCTCGGAACTCTTCGATACAACACTATACAGGAAGTTAGTTCTGTAGAATGTTTCATCTTTCTCACTTGTGTATAAGGTAACATTAGTTGGATCATCTTCCATAGTCATAACACGAGCAGTAACATCCTCGATCCACTGGGAATCACTGGGATAGTCCTTGATACCTTTAACACATAGATTACCTAAGTCTTCCTCGAAGTGATCTTCTATTAATTTAATACGTGTTTCTACTGGGAAAGGGTTTTTGTAATCTGGAAGTTTACCCGCCGACCCTACTAAAACAAGTACTTTATCATTTTCTTCTAATGCTTTCTCTAGAAGACTTGTGTGTCCGTAATGCAACGGTTGGAATCTTCCTATTACTAAACCTAATTTCATTTGTTTCTCCTTAAAATGATGTAAATAATGGATGTCCTAGACCTGTTCTCTTGGGTCGCTGTGCTTGGATTGCTTTAGGTAACACAATACCGTGTGAATCTAGGGATACATCATGATACTTATCAATCTCTTCTCGGGTAAGATATTGTTTATTCAATAAGATTACTTCAGAAGGTAGTACTTTACCTCCTCTCTTAGTTCCTCTAGAGGCTAAGGTGCTCTTATCATATTCCCTGTCACCTTGTCCGTTCACTTGATGTAGACGAATCATGCTTTTCGTACGTCCCACAATAATACCATGAGTAAATACTGTGTGTCGATAAGTACCTCCCGGTCTCGCACCTAAAACTAAGTCGCCTATGTTTAACTCTTGATCATAATGATCCTGTAATTTATCCATTAGTTATCCTCCTGTTATAAAAAGACCTCCGCTAGTTACCTAGGGAGGTCTTTTGTTTACTAGTGTTTACTAGTAGTCTTCACCATCAGCGCCGCCAAATTCATTAGCGTCTGTAAATTCCATGTTATTAGGAGCGTTTAACTCCAACACTTGAACAGCTACTAGATCCTGTCCGGTGCCTGACTTACCGCCCGGCGCTGTCCAATCACGAAACTTATACTGTACGTTGATTGTTGAACCCCGACCAATCTCAGAACCTTCTAAATCTAGATCCTTGTTAGCCACAGCACCCACTACACGCGGTTTAAACTTAGTCTTAAACGTTGCTTGAAATTGAGAAGCTCCGTTGTATTCCTTAGTCTTAACAGTTAAACCTGCTTCCTCAGCGTCTGCTGCTTGTTCTTCAGTAAGTTTAGCTACGATTTGGTACTTATCACTGAAATCGTCCACTGATAATACGTTTGAAAATAATACTTCTACTTTTGATAATACGGCCATTTGATTTACCTCTTTGTTTCTGCATATGTTATCCTCGCGTTGATTAAAGTTAATATGGTTGCAGATTTACAACCGTTGGTTTCCTATTTAAAGATAGGCTCTTGTTTTGTAAGCAGAGAAAGTATCTCTAGTTTATCCTTGGACACTAACTCTTTAAAGTATGGAGAATCAATAGTATCGAATTCGTCTATAACAATAAGTTGTAAGTGTCTAAGTTCTTCCTTGGTTAACTCCAAGTTTACTCTGGTATCCTTTTGATTGACCCAGAGTAGATTTAATGCTTGGTTTGAGGTGAAATGCTCCATTAGTTAGTCTCCTTTAATTTAGATTTAGTCCATTCTAACAGAGTTTTCATTTGTTGTAAAGTCATATCGCTCTTATGTTTATTAGCTAGATAACTTATTACATTTACATTCCCTTTAACATAACCTAACTCAGGTACAAGCTTATCTACGCTTGGTGAATTAGAGGTAGGTCTTCCTTTAGATATTAATAGAGGTATTCCATACACAGGACAAGTCTCGGGGATGTTTACATCATCTAAATCAATATCAAAAGGAACTCCTTTTTTTTCTTTGCTCTATGTTTAGCAGACCAGATCAGCCATCGTCGAGGGTCCTTAGCCTTAACTCTTGCTGCATATTCTGCCTTCTTAAGTTTACCTTCAGGGGTTGCTTCCCTAAGTAACTTACGTTCTTTCTTTTCTTGTTTAGAAATAGCCATCCTAGATTCTCTTGATTACTTATGTATTAGAGTTTATCATGGGTATTTCTGCTAGTCAAGTATTTCTTCCTCCTCCTCATCTAAAGGTGATTGGGAACCATAGTCCCTAGGATCACTTCCGAAACCATCAGGGTAGTTACTCATACTATAATCCCTAGTTCCTGTCGTATCCACTCAGGAATCCGTTTCTTATCTTGATTGACTGCTTTGACAATCGTAGCTGCTGTCTTGTTGTTCTTCCTAATACCCCATTGGCTATACCTAGTATTATCCTCAAAACTAACTATCTCAGCTGTCTTACCAGTGTCTCCTAAGGCCATTACAACACCTTCCCTGAGACGTTTGGAGCGTCCGTTTACACAGGTATATACAATGTCTTTAACCTTCAAGTCGTTATCTTGTATATCTTTCATAAGACCTCCTGATGAATCACAAAACCACTATCATCTTTCTTAGCATCACCCTTGGCTAACAAACCAACTATTACTCCTTTGACATCAAGGAACCTAAGATCAGTTTTATCACCGTCGATTACCTTGAACCCGAGGAAACTAGTGGGTAACGTCATATCAGCGTTAAACACCACGGCTACGTTTCTGTCCCTGAGTAACACACGTTTAACTTCCCTGTCTGTGGTATCCTCAGCTCTACTATAAGTAATATCATAGTTACTTAGAGGATTGCGTTCCTCAGGTGTCCACTTCGAGTAATCATAGAATTGAACCTCGGGATACAGGGAAGTATCTACATAACGTTCCCAAAGGATATCACTAGTCCCATTGAGCCTTATTGCAGGTTTCTTCCCGAGTAACCTTGAGTTCATAGAGTGACGTAGTATCTCCTTGTGTAATTGCTCAAGAAATCCTTCACGATCCTCCACGAACCAATCGGCCTTCGCAATACGAGCTGCTTGAACATTGGTAAATTTACCACGTCCAGCAGTATACAAACAGGCTTCGGTACAGCCTTTGCTTGCTCTGGGACATAAGGTAACTCCCTTGGTATTCTGCTTGGCTGGTGCCATATACATAATTGCTGTTAGGTATTCACTGGCTTTATCGCTTTTCACGGTCTTAACATTTGTCCCCACCGACAGTAACCTCTTTGGTCTTACTTTGTTCATCTTTGTCCTCCTTGGTTATTCAAATGAAGGGTTACTCATTCTTAAACCATAACGTTTGATTATTGTAGCTCCTACGTCTTTAATTATTGCTTCATCAGTAAACTCCGTAGACCAGCTATTACCTAGTCTAACTTGTTTATTTACGTGTATTGTTGAGTATACCGTTACATATTTACTCTCATTCTCTGTATTGATATCGAAAGATAGATAAGAAGGTAATGGTATAGGGTTCCAACGATAACCGCGAGCTTCATATTGCTTACTTAATAGATAGTTGTACATGTGTTCTCCTTGTTAACTTAGGTCTATTCTCTTCATCACCAGTCATTGATACATCCTCCGTTACCTGTGGCTAATAAAATTTCCTTAAGATTATCTAAGGCTTCCTTACTATATTTCTCAGAGTCCTCAAGGGCCTCTATCATGAGACTAAAGTAAATCGTCTGATATCTATCACAGTAAAGGTCGTCATAATAAGTTATTTCAGCCCCATCCATATAAGGAAGGTCTTGATAGAAGCTGTCGATATCTAGAGAATCTTCTATTTTAAGATAGAGACCCCATCTGGTTTCTAAAGGTACCTCTCTATTTTGAAGTATCTTAAGTAACTCATCTTGCTTCTGTAGCTGAGTGCTCTTTGCTATGTTATATTGATCTAATATTAATTGGGTATCCATTAGTTATCCTTTTGTTAAAGTAATTCATAAAGTGTCCTAGGAAACCCAAGACACTTGAGTATTACTCTACACGCCTGCTGATAAATCTTGAATGATATCCCACTCGTTACTATCCTTAATAGTTACATAACGTTCAATCTCACCGTCATATCCACGTCGAGCGAATATTAAGTTATCATTCTTCTCATCGTAAGACTGGAAGTAGAAATCACCTCGATACAGTTTAGATGTAGATGTACGTTCTAGTGTGTAAGGAACATCACGATTAACTGGGAATTCCTCGTGGTTACCCTTGAACGTTAGGTATCCTAGATTACTCTGCCAGATATTAGAGTCATCATAGTTATCTGCTTGAGGTACGTATGTTTTCTTGCCTACGACTACCTGAGCATTCACTAGACTACTATCACCACGTGCTACTTCTTCAAGGATTTCATAACTACAAGCACGTCCTTTCATGTTTTTGTAATCTGATGGAATCGCTACGACATCCTTAGGGTTAATCTTAAGAATAACCATACGACCTCCAGAACCAAAGCCCTTAGCATACTCGTGAGCAGCAAAGTGCAACCCGTAGCTACAGGTGCGGTCTTTGTCCTCATCTACAAGGTTACGTTGCATGGAAACCGTAGTGCCTACTGAGTTATCCATCTTACCTGTGTGATGATCAGTGAAGTCTTGTCTAACGCTTTTATACGCTAAGAAATGACCGTCATCAGTAATAGGTAACTGAGAGACTTCCATGAAACCATAGAGTTCCTCAACTGCACGGCTACTAGGGTTCTGAAGTAAATTCTCAAGGAATAATTCTAATGGACGACAATCATGTCCCATCTTGATCATTTCTAAGATACGTCTACCTAAGATACCTCGGACTACGTTACCTTGGTAATACAATTCATTACCTAGTAACTCAAGTTTACTACCTGTTACAGCAATAGATACTGCCTCCTTCAAGCTGATTAACTTACTAGCTGCGCTAAATTTACCTACTCCTACTGCTTTTTCAATGGCAGTATACTGAGGGTGACTAGCATTAGCTGTTAACCATTTACCTTCGTGAAAGAAACCCACTGATACATTTGGTATAATTAATGTTGCTGACATATTATGTTCTCCTTTAGGTCTTTTGACCATTGTGTTTTAAAAAGTTGTGTAATTGTTCGAAGTTAGACTTATGATTCCATCCGGAACCTAGGGCACTCACAAGCCCTGCGTATTTCTCCTTATAAGAATCTAATAGTTTCTGTGCTCTCGTAGAAATAAACGCAGAGGACTTAGGAATATTGCTTAATAATGTTACTGCGTCATTATAGTTACACACAGAGACCCTACGGGTAACTCGTCTTTCATAGTAACCTATAAGTAAGTATAAGATAGCATCTACTTCTTTCCACTCTTGGGTTTTCAGATTGTTCATATCTCGTAGTGAGAACTTATCTTTAATATCAATGGCCTTCTGGTGAGCTATCACACGAGGAGTAAGTAAGGTATTTAAATGTTTCTGTAGATCTTCCTCGCTCTTAAGATTCACATCCTTCCTTGTGTTCTTACGTACTAAGTAAACAGGCGCATCTATCTCATCTACAAACTGTCCTAGTTCCTGAAGTTTTCCTTTGAAGATACCTTCGACGTCCCAACCATACATGGGAAGCATATAACCTTTCGTAGGTATATCAGCAACAGAAATTACCATGTTTCGTGTGGTACCTGCTGACTTCGTAATCTTAAAGATCTGATCAGGTTTAGCACGGGCGCTTGCTGATGTTTTCACTGGGAATCCTATGATAGACGAAAGTAACTTAGGTTCCTTCCCAAAGAAATCCTTGGTCCTTTTGATTTCCGCATCTAGTAAAGACTGTCGTGTTTTCTTAGTACCCTTAAGAGGCTCAATGATATAGCAATCACTTGTTATTTTGCTATACTCATTGTTGATATGAGTACTCGCGCCTACTCCTAGATCATTAATGTATAACGTAAGTCCGTTAACAACATGTACCATTGATATAACAGTAGAACGGTAAACATTCGTGTATCTATTTTGTATATGTTTAACAGTTAAACCATGTTCCGTTCCGCTTAAGTGGCTTCGAGAAAGGTGATGCCGTGTATATTCAACACCCTTGAACTTGATAGCCCCTTTATTCACCATATGGCCATTAGAATTATAAACCTTTTTGCGTAACTCTAGATAATCAGTAATTTTAGATACTTCATCATCGAACTTCTGTTGGTAATCTTTCTTAATTCTTGCCAGTACTGCGTTAAGGTACGTTTTAGTTTTCGCTGTGTATTCTAAAGTCTCCCTTGATGGCGGGATATCAACAGAACCAATAGGTACTTTAATAGTCAATGATTCATGGAATACTCCTGAAGGTGCTAGTACTTCACTTTCATTCAAATCATAAGCCACGTTACCCATGACAACATAATGAGTACGGCTCCACGAGTAAACCCCTCGTTGTTTACTATAGAAGTAATCCTTAGTTTCCCACCCATCAGGAAGTTCATCCCACTCAGCAACTCCTTCACCGCCAGTAATAATAGGTTTCGTAGGAAAGTACTTAAGTTGCTTCGTTAATTGTCGAGTGAACTCATCAACTTCATCTTCCTCAAATACAAATGATACTTTAACTCCTGAAGGTTCATCACTTGCTTCCTTGTTAAGCATGGTTACCTGAGGATTGCCTGCATTCTTAAAACATAACCAAGTAGATTTCTCTCCATCTCTCCAGTTTTCCACGGTGAAACTATCGACCATAGAGAAACTCACCTTGCTTCCGAGTCCAAACATACCTGTTAAATCATTGGTAGCGTCTTTAGTTGATTCACCTATGGTTGTATATATTAATTCAAACTTATCATGTGGAATACCTATACCATAATCACGAATCATGAAGGTTTTATCTAACCACGTAGGTAGATGTATTTCAAAGGGAACCTCAGGGTTCCCTTTCTCAACATGAGCATCGAAGGCGTTACAGGCCAGTTCTCGTATAACAGCTCCCGGTTTGTTGGTGTACATCTTATTGATAAGTATATCTATTATCTTAGCGTTAGCCTTGAGTTGAAAGCTGTTACTTACAATCCCATTAAGAACGGCCGAAGGTTCGTTTGAGTTTACTATCATTAGTGTTATCCTTTTGTTTGTCTTGCTCAACCATCCAAAGATATAACTTATAAACTTCTTCGGTTGTTGCGTCGAGTTTCATGGTATTTGCTCTATGACTTATCACAGTTACATTACCTTTAACATAGCCCAACGAAGGATTATACTTATCCAAAGTTGGACTGCTTGGGCATACGTGATAGCTGCCTCGCTTTAACAAAGTCCCTAATATAGGACAGTGGGTAGGCATGGGAATGTCCTCGGGTGTTATATCGAAGGGTATATTATTACGTGATGCTCTACGTTTAGCGTCGTATAACATGAACCTTACAGGTTCTTTTACATTAGAATTATTCCTAGAAGCAGCTCTCTTTCTCTTCTGTTCTTTTGATAAACCCTCACGTCTCCGTTTGTTAACACATGTTTTACAATCACTCCTGAGTTGCTCAGGGTAACCTTTCTGATATGTCTTATCAAAGTCGCTTAAAGGTTTCTCTTGTTTACATTTAGTGCATGTTTTCATTCAGGAACTCCTAGTTAAATCATACGATAGTATAACCTAACTAAGGGTCTTTCGTCAACCGCCAAACGTTCCTATAAGTCCTCCACGTTAACTGTTTGAGTGTCCGTTGCTACCGTGGCTAACGTTAAGATTTCCACGGATACTATCATTAGTCCGTTACTTAGGAAATTCTTCACGCTTTGTTTAATGTTCTTACGTAGAGCTGTTTCTGTTTTATAGCCGATATTACGTCCTGTACTCCGTTCAACATAAATAACCCGTTCTACATCTTGGTACATCCAAGTTATCTTACCTACCTTTCCTAGTTCTGTTATTATGTTCATGTGTTATCTCCTGTATTCTTCTAGCTTGGTATACTCTTCGGATTCCCTAAGCTTATTTATATTATTTAATGTATGTGCGTCAGGTGTTGTTACGTGCTTATGTATTACCTTATGTGTTCTACGTAAATAACGAGCAACCCACGTAACTATTAGGAAAGTAAGAACACTGAGGGAGAGTTCCCACGGAATAGCATGATACAGTAAGTGTAGTATGTTTATTACCACACACACAGATATTATTACTATGCCTGCTCCAGCGGACGTGAGCATAAATGTCCACAGAGGGGTCTCCGGTTTACCATCGTTTACGTAACTCCACCAGTGTTCTACTAGACATAGACCTAAAGTTAACGTACCTGTGATTGTACAACCTACTAAAACACTAAAGCCTATGTTATCTACACTTATTAAGAATTCCCACATAATTTACTCATCCTTACTTTAAGTATTTGTGCCATGTGATTATACCAGTCAACAGTACTCCAATCACTTTTCATTTGATTACATTTCGAGCAACAAGGCTCAACGTTATCTTCTTGATAAGGTAAACTTGAGTCAACTCTATCTAAACCAATGGTATCAATAGGAGCATCACAGTGTGTACAAGGTTTCTGCCAGTGTTTCATGAACTGATCTCGTGTTAATTTCCACTGGAACCCTCGGCTCTCCGCGCTTGCTTTGTACTTCTTGTAACGTACCTCAGGTTTACTTCTGTACTTCTTATCGCTTTCCCTGCGATTACTAGCGTGTTCTTTATTATACTCTCGTTGACATTCCTTACATCGGTTACGTTTGCCATCAGGCTTACTTTTATCATTAGTGAAATGACTTCTAAGTTTAACCTTCCCACAGCCGTGTTTACCTGTGCATAACTTATGGGTTTCCTTGGTTCCTGTGGAATCTTTAGGTAACTCTTTATACTTTAGAGACATTAGTTCTCCTCCCATACCAATACTGTCCATTTAACATCAGGAGCATACTTAAGTAAAGCGTTCTCCACTAGTAACCAATCGCCTCCTCCAATACCACATCCGATTCTAGGGATACCTATAGATAAACCCTTGAACTCCTCATTCACACTCATAAGTATATTAATGAAAGCATCTAAGTAGAAGTTAGCTCCACCGGTGAACTGAGTATACGCATTGATCACGGTGAAAGGTGAATCGACATATCTGAATGAGTATTCTTCCGAAGCAGACTTTAGATCATTCCATGCAATCTTATGTCTTTCTTCAGTAATCTTATGCTTACTATAAGTACCTAACACAGACCACTGGAACTCTTCGTGGTTCCCAAGCTTCTCTATGTAAGCTTTAGGAAATCGATCCCAGATAAGGGCTGCGATACCACTATCGTATCCATGACCGCAGTTACATCCGTGCATAATGGCATCAAAGGATTCAGCTTCTTTAATAAGGTCTCCTGTTCTAATCGTTAGCATCATATTTCTCCATGAGTTCCTGTGATAATTTATCTACTAACAGATTGAGATCAAAAGGTAAACTAAAGTAGTAAGGCGTTTCACTATAATGATTCATCCCCACACGGGCTTTTGGATACTTACCACTAATCTCCGCTTGAGTCTCACTAGTAAACTGACCAATTCCATACTCATCCATTGCTTCCTGTGTCTGTTTAATGACTTCATCTGAATAACATAATAAAGATAGAGCTTTTTCAACATCCCTAGATACCTGTCGTTTCACTTGCTCCTTCACGGCCGTGTTAAATAATTCCTCAAGCGACTTAGGTTTCTCCACTTCAATCGTTACGGTTGCTTTGGTTTCCTCGGGTTTATCTGTTCTAAATATATCTGTTATAATCTTAAACATTAGTGTTCTCCTGTTGATGATTCGACATAGTGTCCTGAGTATACCGGAGTATACCAAGGCACTATAGCAAATTACTTAAGCATTGCTTCCAGTTCTTCTACTGATTTACCAGAAAGTTCTTCATTCTTCTTCTGGATAATCAATTGCTTGATCTGTGAGTTGGTTTCCTGTTGTACCTTAGCGTCAGCCTTAGCTAATGCTTCTTCATTACGATCAGCAATAACTGTGAGCAGGATATCGAGACGTAACTTATCCTTAGTTTCCTGAGTACTTCTTACAGCAAACAGATCATCTGGTGCTTTTAGTTGAGCGTTGTAATGGTTAGCCATCGCTTTCAATTGAGTCAATGGATAATCAAATAGATCCTCTACTGATAGTGATGAGTGCTTTTGTGATACGAAACGTAGTTTCATTTGTAGTGCTTGTTTAAACATTATTGTTCTCCTTTATTAAAATTTTCATTAGAATACCACCTTATATTGACGACCATCACACTTGATGATCACTTGGTTACGCAAGGTCTCACTGAAACCTAGACCTGACATTTGAATATCACTTGCTGCTGCTTTCATACGAGAACCTAAGTGCTCGAAGACCTTACGATGGTCGTGTAGTTCAGTAGACAGGAACTCGTTATAGAATCCTCGTACTGGCTCAGGGTTAACGCAGTTCTCCAAGATAAAGAATGTATGTTTATTACCTGCTGTGTTGTTATCCCAGTGATTCGGTGAGAACATCATAGCGTTTACTTTATGGAATTGTTGTGATTCTAAGTTCCATTTGTTTACTGAGGATTTACTGTGAGGTAGAGATTCCTTAAGTGTTAGTGAGTTACCTTTCTTATTAACTATACCAACGACTACATCAGGAACACAAGTACCGTCGTGATTAAACTCAAAGATCTGTCCGTTAAATTCAATCTCAGCAGTAAACCCACTACCTGCTCGTTTAATATAGTTATTCACGTAGAATTTATAATCACCATCAGCCATACGTTCGATATTAGTATAAATAATATTCTCTACTGCTATCCCTCGTGGTCTTTGGATATCAACGTCTAGTGTGCCTGAGTTACTACCACCGTGCATACGTCGGAAATATATGTGTCCATTAGGTTCACGACAATGAGCATCTAAGTCGCTCTGGTTCGAGCGTTCTGGAGTATTCCATTGTATACTGAAACGAAGGACGCCGTCAACGTTACCTCCAGCTTTCTTAACGTTCTCCTTCATACCACTATCTGTAACATCACCATCATAAGCCCAGCTAAAGTTATTATTCCACTTAAGCATGCCTTTGGCCTCCTTGTTAACAGGAGATACTAACGTCATGAAATTCTGTTGGTAATCATTAGTTAACAATAGTTCCATAGACTCAGTCTTAGGTACGATTGTAGCGATGAAGTCCTCGATACTAATTTCCTGTGGTTTCCCTTTGCTCTCGGTTGGAGCAGTAGGCATCAGGCTGTCGAATGCACCCATAGCTTTCTTAGCAGAACGGTCAGCATAGATTACGTTATTGATCGTTAGATCCTCAAGTACTGCGTGTCGACGTTGTAATGACTCTGAGTAACCTAATGAAGTAACGGTTTCAGATGCACGGTCTATCATGCTCTGAGTAATCAAGGCTGAGCTTCGCTTATAGTTAGAAGGGGCTACCTTAGTTTCGAAGGACTTCACCGCTTGCTCCAGATCTTTCCCTTCACTTAAGTCACAGAGTAATGTACCTATGACTGAGTTACGGAAGGAAGATGCTTCACCTAAGCTTAAGGATGTTGTCCATAAGAATTCTTCTGAATGGCTTGCACTGCCGTATTCCTCTTTCAACTTTGATAACTGCTGAACGCGAGACTTATGTTCTGCTCCGCGATAGAGTACCTTGGTATCAATTAGTTCCGATACAGTGCTTATAGCCTCCGAGGTTATCTCGGTTATTGAACGTTTCAATACGTTATAATTGTTCATAGCTTTACCCTTAAGTGTCGCTATGTCATGCTTTGGTTTAACTACTGACGTAGGCAACGTCTGGTGAAAGTGATTCCACACGATGTTACCGTCTTCATTTAATTCCAAAGACTGGTCAGTACCTACTGCTTTCTCATAATGCAGGAAGATACCATTAATGACCTTACTTTTTACGTAAGCGCTAAGAGCATCTGCTACTACTTGATAGTAACCTCCAACCTCTACGTCCCAGATAGACACTAGTTCACCATTAATGAAGGACACCACGTTACCTGCGGCTCTGATGAATTGTTTACAACAGTTACAGTCGTGTTCTGTACGTTCACGAAAGACTGGGTTAGTTCCCTCAGGGAAACTGGCTAAGTATAGATCCCATAATTCATACTTATCCACGTCGGTCGTAAGTAATACGCCTTGTGACATCGTAGTGAATTGTGAAGACACTGCTTGTTTAATATTAGTGAATTGCATTATGTTATCCTTTTGTTAATTAATGTGGTGCGTAGCCTAGGTATCGAACCTAAGGACTCCTGAACAATATTCTCTTGACTAGGGCGCGGTTAAACAAAGAACCTAGCCTCACCTGAATATTCATTAACCTTTGGGGCATGTCAGCATTAACCTGCCGTTGTACCTTACTAATTTAATGATGTGCTGCATACGATTACCTTAGACCGCTAAATCTTGGTAATCCACGTCACACGACGCTCAATAGAGTATCCCCCCAAACGGTCTACACTTTGATAAACTTATTGTTCTTACATCTTTTCTTAGTTACCTTAATGGGACAGTTCTTACTCCCTGTTCTTACTATGAAGTACCCTTTCTGCCAATAATGATAAGGAGGAGAAGACCAGAGATACGCATGGTTATGTGACCAAGCCCTTCTCAGCCCTTGGTCTATCATTGCTATAATTCCATACTCTGAGTGTTTTCTCAGTAGAGCATACCTACGTTTACTTGGACGGCGAAGATGCCTTTTCTTCTTCATAACTATTCTCCTTGTGTATGCATTATGTTATCCTTGTGTTAACTTTCTGATTTTGATGAAGACTTCTTTAGGGTCGCGTTGAAACTTGGCGGCTAATGTTAATATAAGTTTGCTGCTTCTGTCGCTGGTTGGGTTAATCATTATCACTTTAGCAAAGGTCTTTAGTTCTTCTTGTGTATGCATTAGTGTTCTCCTACCATTTGAATTTCCTAGAATCAGCATAAACTTGAATATGTCTTCTCTGTTTACCTACGTTAATAGTTGTGTCGTGAACGAATTCCTTAGGAATCACCCGTATAAAACATCGCCACACATGATCCTCGGACTTCTGTCCTCTATGTAAATCACGTTGAGTAAACGAATGCCATTGCTGTGCTGGCTTAGTGTATTCACCTGAAGCGTCTTTGTATAATGTAAGCGGTGGTGCTGATAACCACATGTACATTTTCTTATCACTAACAGCCCCCTTGATACGTTCACCTTCGGAATCCCTAGGTAAGAAATCAAAGTGCCAATTAGGGATACAAGGGTATTGCTCTGGCATGAGCATGTGAACCTTAACATCTATTAAATAGTTATCCCATGAATCCTCTGGTTCTAACTCCATTAACACAGGAATTACCTCAGGCATGAGTTCTTTAGTTTGTTCTAAGGTGCACAACATAACACCATTGTGACTTTGGCTCCAGTCGTGTTTCATTAGTGTTCTCCTTTGTTGAATAGGTTCCCGAGGGAGGAATCTAACCTCCTTATCTCATAGGTTGGTAAGCAGTACAGGACTTGAACCTGTGACCTCCGCAGTATAATCGTGACGCTCTAACCGACTGAGCTAACCGCTTGAGTGAGTGCTTTAAGCTACTCGGGCATTCGACATAGTGTCCTAGGTAACCCTAAGGCACTATAGCAAACTTTAACCTGCTACTATTTTATCAGCCTCTTCTTTGGTACTTCCGTGGATAACAAGCCACTGAGACCAGTAGTCACGGTCACGGGATAGACCAAATTCTTCTACTAGTAGTTCATAATCAGCGGCGTGGTCGTGGAAATTTTGAAGTTTTCCAAAGAAAACTAAGTTATCCTTAATGATCTCAGGTACTTTATCAGGGAAGTTTCTAACAAGAGCCGTTACATTACCTTCAAAGTCCATTAGGTCATCATCCTCCTTATCAAGAAGCCATCCCACAGCACAGTGGTGGTCTCTCTTTTCTGTCCCATAAACACAGCAACCATCCTCTGCTATACAACGTTTACCTTGGTTAACAAGGGCTTCCATCACGTAATCAGCTATCTCTTGTAAACTCATATCACTTATGTTCTTCATTATTAATACTCCATCTTAGGACAATACTTTTCTTTAAATGAGAGGTACCAAGTCTTAAGGAAACCATGAGGAGGTCGTTCAAGTTCTCCTGATTCATACTTTAACTCAAGTTCTTGGAGTTCTATGGACTTCTTAATTTTACGTCCCTTACTCCAAGTTTCATAAGTGGTTATAAGAAACCCTAAAGCAATTATGAATAGGAAAACTAGATGAATAGTGATCCACATCTGGTAACCGCTCCCTTGGTTAAAAAAGGTAATACTAGGTGTTAAGAAAGCGGCAAGTCCTGAGACATACCAACCTAAGACACCTCCGGTTATCATTACTGTTGCTGGGATAACTATCAAGAGTTTCCAAAGAAACCATCTAGTATACTCGCAGAAGTTATCTGTTTTCTTATTTTCATGGATGAAGCCATCTATAGATAACTCAGGAAAGTGAGTTATCTGGTGATGCCATTTTGATTCTGATTTATACATTTCTGTTCTCCAGTTGTTTTACTTTAATTGCCATGAGATCACCCGTGAACCATAGTATCTTTACGACTAAAGGCTACTGCTCGTTCAGGAGAAAAATGTCCTTGGTTGAACTGTTTCCTCCAGTACTTAAGATGTCCTTTATCTAAACTATATTTAGCCAATAAAGCAGCTACTTTACCTGTACGTGTTCCTGAGAAACTATTAGCTGTGCGTATGATCATCAGCTTAAATGCTACATCGAACTGGCGACGACCACTGGTAAGTGTTTTGATTCGTGGTTTAGATGCTTTAGTTGTCTTAGGTTTAGTTACTTTAGGTTCAACGTAAGGTTCAACAAAAGACACACCGAGGTATATCCAATTATCACCAAAGTCATCACGCATACCTTCAGGTAAGTAAAACTCAGGATTATCCGTACCATCATCATGCTTACCTGTTAAAATTACACCAATGGCGTTATAGTCGGGTATAGCACCTGTGTCTTCCTTAGTAATTATATACTTATTACCTACTTTGAATTCAGACTTATTCATTAGTGTTCTCCTGTCGAGGGTAACGCCATATCTAGCAGCATCACCTAACTACTTTAGTTTACTTGAGATTTACCTATTGACAAGCAGATAAATCCATGATATTGTATTAACCTATGTTTACTTAGGAAGAAATGATTCACCTACTAGTATTAACAAGTAAGTATATTCATTAGTTAAACCTAAGTATACTTAAGTTCCCTTTCCTCTGTTCTACTTCTTCTATTACTTAAAGGAGAAACCTTATAAACTTTAGAGAAACCAAAGTTCTTAGGATTACTCCAGATATCCTTAGCACATCTTGCTGTTATATTAAGTGTTTCGTTGTAACCTTCTTCTGTTTTACCTTGTACTGTAAACATTAGTCTTCCTTATTGATTCTATAGATGTGATGAAACAAAGGGAGCAGGTAAGCTCTATGTTCTTTCCATTCTGATAAAGTAGTTGTTGTTTCCCATTGTTCTAATGTTTTCCGTTGACAGCCTATCTGTATGAAACTATCGTAGATCGTTACGGTATAAGGAATGTGTCCTTGTAAGGTTACACAGAAAGTAGCATTACCAGAGACCTTAGCATTACCATAGACCTTAGCATTACCATAGACCCAAGCATTACCATAGACCCAAGCACTACCAAAGACCTTAGTATCACCAAAGACCTTAGCATTACCATAGACCCCAGCATCACCATAGACCCAAGCATCACCAGAGACCTCAGCATTACCAGAGACCCAAGCATTAACATAGACCTTAGCATTACCAAAGACCTTAGTATCACCAAAGACCTTAGCATTACCAGAGACCTTAGCATTACCATAGACCTTAGCATTACCATAGACCCAAGCATTACCAAAGACCTTAGCATTACCAGAGACCTCAGCATTACCAAAGACCTCAGCATCGCCAAAGACCTTAGCATCACCATAGACCTTAGCATCACCATAGACCTTAGCATTACCAGAGACCCAAGCATTACCAGAGACCCAAGCATTACCTTTTAAATTATGTTCACCCTCGATATACCCACCGAGTTCGCCTTTCTTTATTTCACCAAAGCCTTTAGCACACTCAATTCGATGCAACGTTTTACCTTGGAATTCAATCGTATCGCTAGTTAATTTGTAATACATAGGTCACCTGTTACTCTCTTGACGTTAGTCATATTGATTCTAACTGTTTCATAAGATACTGATATACCTTTAGTTTGTTCTAAGTATTCAGTAGTATTTCGTTTGTTCTTCTTTAATGTTATGACTCTAGTTTTCATTTGGTATTCACCTTTATGATTTCACATGTACCGTCTTTAGTACTAATATTAAATCTTTCAACACCTGCTCTAGTGTACGCACGAACACAAGCGGATTCCTTTTGATACAAGGCGTAATCCTCTTGTATTTTATCGTTCAAGGTTGACAATGAGTAACCTACTATAAAGATACAGGCGAGTGTGCTAGTGTAGTAATTAAACATTGGTAACCTCCAGAATACTCCCGTTGTACCTGAGTTTACCATTAAATAGTTCTATAATAGTATCAAAGAGAATCTGTTTAACTTTTGGCGGTATCTCGTTATACCAAATACAATGATACTCTTTAACTATGTCAAGAGCGTCAGAAGGTATATCAAAGTAAGCCGCAATAGGTCTAAGAAGGGATATATCAAAGAAGCTCCGGTTATCATTGAATTTCTTTAACTTAATAAGCATGATCCCATGTTTAAGTTCTTTAGTATTCATAGTTATTCACCTGTTAATAATATCTATAGGTAACACTGGAAGAAACTACCTTGTAATAATCCAATGTTACATAAGATACTACTATGCGTTAGCAGTTGGCAAGTCAATTGATTTTTGGTCGGCTTTCGACTGGTTAACTCCTAGGCGACCAATGATAGTTTTAAGTTCTAATTGACTTACATTCTTCAATTGAGCAGTCAAGTAACTTTCAATACGTTTCAAATGATTAGCTTTGATTTCAGCGGGCGTTAACGCTTCATCTTGAGCTTTCTTATCATCTAGTACGGCTTGCTTAGTAAGTACACTTGATTCTACTGCTGTAACAAAGTCTTCGAATGAACAGTTGTTAAATTCAACATTCAATTCCTTTAATAATTTAGTAGCTTTCGTTTTATCATAAGTCCATTTGTTCTCTTTCCATGAAGCACAAACGAACTGGCGATACAGTGGATTTAAACTAGTAGATATTGATTTATCAGCAGAAGCTAAGGGAGAAACATTACCATTAATCATAGTGTAGTATGCTAATGATACAGTATTGTTGATAGAATCGCTTACTAGGTTAGTTAAACGAGTCTTTAAGGTTTTCGTAGTGATTAGTTGAATAGTCATGAGTTGTTATCCTTTTGGTTTATCGTTGGTTTATCGTTAATTAGGTAAAACATTCGATATTCAAATGCTTTATCTAATTACTTGCGTTTGATAGTCGCAAGTAACTATACATTTACAAGGCCTACTTCCAAGTACCTTATCACTATTTCGTATGGTTAACGCTCGATTCCCTCGAGTTCAATCAGCCTAGCTAGGGCGTTTTCAGGATTTCACTAGTAATCTAGTGTTTGGATAACTTGGGTTTATATCTGTATAACCTGTCAATCTATACTTTGTTATCCTGCCGTTATTCACGTTGTTAGTGTTACCTTGGTAACCAACGTTGACCCGTAGGTCTTGGCGCGTCGCTTAACGTCCGACTGACTCCAACATATTTAATATCAAGATAAAGCATTCCTTGCGTTACCTGCTATCTAAAGTATCAAAAACAGTAATCCGTTGTCAATACTTAATTTATTCATTAGTTAAAATACTCTGCTTACTGGATACTCAGCCACTTACATAAACACCCTTTCGTTTAACTGCTAACAAAGATACACAAATAAGTAAGCGAAGTACAATTATTTAATAGACCAAGAAAGCATAAGCATATAATCATTAGTTATATAACAGATTCCCTTATTAAATATAGATAGTCTGATCTATAGTATCTAAAGTATCTTGTCAATACCCTAGTAACTGTGGATAACCAGTGCGCAAGTAATGTACAAGTAGTGTTCGTATACTTATGTTTACACTAGGTAAAGAGTTATCAAGGGTTAACCAAGGGTTAAACGTAGGCTACTGCTAACTATAATACTAGTGAGGGGGACTGTGGATAACCAGTTGATAACTAGGTTAACTAGAGATCTCTAGTTAACAAGGGTAACATAAGGCTGTTAGCTTACCAGTGCTTAGAATGGTTCTGAGGGCTATTGGTTAATTTGACCAACTTAATGACACCGATGTGGTCATATTGACTAAATAGTGGTTATATTGTTAACTTGAGGTAACTCAGGGTTACTCAATCCCCGCGTTACCCTCGGTTAACCAGAGCACCACCCTCGGTTAACCAATCCCTTAACCCTTGGTTAACCAATGATAACCGACGGTTAACCAGAGATCCCATGATTCCCCATGATTCCCCATGATTCCCCATGAGAACCAGCGATAACCAGCGACCAGTTGATAACTAGTGATAATATGTAAGGGAAACATAGGGTTATAGTGAGAGTCATGGGTGAACATGGGGTTACGAAGGGACATGCGGGGTGCCTAAGTTGTCGTTAGCCAGTCCCACGTAAACCTAAGAATCTCAAGACCCCATACATGGCAGGTTAACTCAGGTTAACATATGTCAACAATAACTAACCCTAAGTTAACCCTAAGTATAATAAAATAATCTAACAGAAGCTGGCGGTTGCCTTACCTCATTTCGTTTACTAAGTTATTTCTTAGAAACTTCTTCCTTGTTAAAACTAGATAAGTAAACTTAAGTATACCTAAGTAGGAAGATTCTGCTACAAAGAAGTATAATCCTAAGGATACTTAAGAAACCTAAGGTACGGCCTTGGGGTTTAATCTGCTAACATGAAATGTTTTCTGATGTTTCCCAAGAAACCTCTTGACAAAGAGCGCTCATTAGTGTATATACTCCTTATACTAACCAATTAAAGGAATTACTAATGACTCATCCATTAAACAAGAAGATCTCTACTATTTCTACTGCTGACATTTATAACGAAGCTTACTTAGCAGTTAAATTATTTATAGGAAAGAAAAGCCAACATACCACACTACCAGCCTTTGGTTCTCATGTATCACTAGAAGACCTAGCGATGGACACGTGTGAGAAGGTTGTACGAGCTAATCCTATATACCTAACGAAAACCTATGTCCGTATAGCTGCTCGTTGTGTTTGCTTAGATAAACTCAAGAGCAGAAAGCTACGTCAGGTTCACGTGGATCCTTTCGAAGACGAAGTAGTTGTACTGGAAGACTGTGTTGAAGGCGATATCACGGATAAGATTGATATCCTAGAGCAACAATTGCTATCTGCTATGGATCCACTACAGAAGAGAATCTATGAAGAATTACTTAAGAACAAGATGTACGTGGAAATCTCAGAAACCTTGAATATTTCCCTAAGAACACTAGAACGTCAGATTCAGGAACTCAAGTGGTTATGTGAGTATCTCCTAGTAGGTACTGATCCTGACACAAATAAGCATTCATTACTATTTTAAGGAGGTCCAATGACCGAACTAACGGAAACAGAGGAACTATTCTTAATTAACTTAGAAACAGCCTCTACGATTAAAGCAGCTTCAGAGGCCACTGGTATCTCCGCACACATGGGATATAAACTAGCTAGTAAACTAAAGGATGAAATCCTAAATAGAGCTCGTGATAACTTAGCTGTTGCTAGTTTAAAGGCCGCAGGAACTACCGTGGATCTCTTAGATGCGGATGCAGGTACCGAGAAAGGGGAACTTAGGTTAGCTGCTTCCAAGGAAATCATGGATAGAGTAGGGATTACTAAGCATACTTCTGTTGAAGTCTCTATTGAGAATGAGAATGGTATCTTTATACTTCCTGCGAAGGCCTCTACGGAGACTTAAGACACTTAGATACCCTATGGTACTATAAATAACTAATATGTCCTTAGAATAGCTCTGAGGACCTCACAGGAGGATCCATGAACTTAAAGGACACCCTTGAAACCTACGGAAAAGATTGCATAGGTTACCCAACAGAGGATACCTACGCTAAATTACTTGAGATATCCCCTGATATAGAGGAACTATGGCAGGAATTAGTATATAAACCAGTAAGGTCCATTAAACAGCCATTGTTTCACACGGCAACTGAGAACACTCACTACTGGTTAGCTGATCCCGTGTTATACATACCATACATACAGGTTATGTTTGCTGCTCGTTACAGTAAGAAGTTAAGTATCAAGGAATCTAGAGAGAAACTAGAGTACCTAGGTTATAACGTAACCAGTGAAGGACAGATGTCCAACATATGGAACAGAGCACAGACTAGGCTTAAACTTAAGGACAAGGAACGTACAGCTACTAAGGATAGACAGGCACGTAACGCGGTAGCCAAGGCGAAAGGTAAGACTAAACTACAGCCTCAAACAGAAGCAAGAACCAAACAACTAGCTGCTGCTCGTAAGATTTCTCAGGAGAAGAAGTTAATAGCTAAACTGAAGAAAGAAGAGCAGTTAGCAAAGAGACGTTTGGCCAAGACGGCAGCTAAAACAGGAAGAACAGCTAAGGATATTAAACAGACTAAAGCAGAACGCGAGGCTTCTCTAGGTCAAGTTAAAGAAGAGATTAAAGCTTCAGGTAAGAAAGTTCTCTATGAACCTACAGCTAAGCAGGCGGAGTTCCACGAAGCTGATGAAGACATAGTTCTCTATGGAGGAGCTGCGGGTGGTGGTAAATCATATGCTATGCTTGTGGATGTCTTAAGATACTGTCAGCACGATGGTTACCGAGGACTTCTTATACGTAGAACTAGTCCTATGCTTAAGGAGTTAATCTCAGTATCGCGTAGTTTATATCCTAAGGCATTCCCGGGAGCTAAATTCAATAAGTCTGAGAACGTATGGTACTTTCCTTCAGGAGCAACTATCCAATTTGGGTACTTGGACCGAGAGGAAGACTTAGATAACTATCAAGGTTTACCTTACTCATACATAGGATTCGATGAGATTCAGCACCAAAGATCAGATGCAGGTTTCATTTACTTGTTATCACGGTTACGGAATGCTAATCCAGAGATCAAATGTTACATAAGAGCTTCTGCTAACCCCGGTGGTTCTCCTTGGGTAAAAGAGTTATTTATTGATTCTGCTGAACCTAATACAACATTCTACAAGAACGGTCTAAGTTACAGATTTATACCTGCGAAACTAGAGGATAATCCTTATTTAGATACACCTCAGGGTGATGAAGAGATGTCTCCGTATCGTAAGATGCTTATGGCATTACCTGAGGTCCAGCGTAAACAATTACTTGAAGGTGATTGGATGGTTGGTGAAGATTCTATGTTTGCATTTGCTGAAGCAGTCCATGTTACTGATGAGTTACCTCCGATGCATTGGTCAGTAGTAAATGCATTAGATTACGGTTATAAAGATCCGGCAGCCTCCCTTTGGGGCGCAGTGTGTCCTAAGACTGGACAGATCATTATTTATAGTGAACTAGAGTGTCTAGAGCACGACCATACTTCATGGGCACGGGCGGTAAAAGAACATGAGGGGTACATACCTCAAGGTATAGATAGGGTCATAGATGCTTCGGTATTTAAGATGACGGGTCATGTAGGACCGGGCGTTAGAGAACAATTAGCAGCTAATGGATTACAACCTAGACCTGCTGATAGGAACCGTGAGGCCGGGTGGAACCAAGTGTATCAGAGGTTACTTGTGAACCCTGAGACGGGTGTCCCTAATCTACTCGTTCATAGTTCTTGTGTTAAGTTGATAGAGCAATTAATGACAGCTAGAATTAATCCTAAGAAACCCGATGATATCGATGAGAAAAGGATTAAATCAAAAGGACGTACGCATCACTGGGATCTTTTAGATACCTTGAGATACTTACTAATGTCTAGACCACAGACTTTAACAATACAAGAAAGATCCATGAGGCATAAAACGAATGCCCAAGGTTTCGCTAGGTATCGCGGCTATTTCGCTTGACGGTTATTTGCGAAGCAGTAACTGACCGTAGGCGTAGGCTTAAACAGAAAGCCATTGAATACAAAGGCGGTTGTTGTGAAGTCTGTGGTTATAAGAAATTCGCAGGTGCTTTAGAGTTCCACCATAAAGATCCTAATGAGAAAGATTTCAGTGTCTCTAATAAAGGCCACTGCCGTTCTTGGGAATCAATTAAAAGAGAACTAGATAAATGTGCATTGCTATGCGCTAATTGTCACCGAGAAATACATGGGAACGTAACTCAGTTGGTAGAGTGAGACGCTGTTAACGTTTAAGTCGGAGGTTCGAATCCTCCCGTTCCCGCCACTATATGCCTTCCTGTTAACGTAGGATAGATAGCCAAATTCGCAGGTAAGTACAAGGCGTACCGTCAGCCTTCCAAGCTGTACTGTGAGAGTTCGAGTCTCTCTATCTGCTCCAGGGGAACGTAGCTCAGTTGGTTAGAGCATGCGGCTTTTAACCGTCAGGTCTCAGGTTCGAATCCTGATGTTCCCACCATTTCTTAGGGCCGTTCGGAAAACCAGACAGGTCTCCAAAACCTCGTTAGAAGGGTTCGAATCCCTTGGTCCTAGCCAAACCTCAGACATGCAATGTGTCCTTACTTTTAATTTTATATAGGAGATTGCAAATGGCCTCATTATTAGGCAACAAACCAAAGAAACAAGATGTACCCGAAGTACCTATGGATCCTGAACAATTACGAATGGATCAAGAACTAGAGGAAGCTGTACGCATGGGTCCTTTAGTTGCCCGTGTACATTCTCACTTATCAGAAGCAGAGACCTCTAGGTTAACTGTGGAAAACCAATGGATTAAGAACTTACAAGCGTACCGAGGTATCGATAGTACTCAATTAGGGAAGAATGGTACTAAAGCTGAGTTTCGTGGTTCTGAAGAACACAAACCATACATACGAACAACTACGGTAAAAACAAGAGCAGCTTATGCTCAAATCATGGAATCCTTAATGCAGAATTCAAGGTTCCCTTTAATGATCGAGAGTACTCCAGTATCTAGTGGTGCTCCTAACACAGCAACGAATGATCCGAACGCTCCTGAATCACAGGAAGACTTCGGTATTGGTTATGAAGGTGATGGTAAAGAACTAGCTGAAGGTGCTAATTCCAATAACATTAGTTGGAAGGAAAGTGATCCTTTATATTCTAACTTGAAGGAAGGGCATGATAAATCAGGAGGACAGTTCGCTCAGTTAAGTCCCGCGGCTCGTGGTGCTGAACAGATGACTAAAGTGATACAAGACCAGCTGGAAGAATCTAACGCACATACAGAACTACGTAAGTCAGTATTCGAGGCTTGTTTACTAGGAAGTGGTCTGATGAAAGGTGTGTTTACTGAAGAAAAGACTATACATAAATGGGTAGACGGTAAGTACAGTCCTGAGACAGTTAAGTTTCCTAAAGTACGTTCTACGTGTTTATGGGATTTATACATAGATCCTAACGCTATTGTGTTTGAAGATGCTGAATGGGTGATTGAACGTCACCGTAAGACAGCTAAGCAAATGAGAGATTTAGAAGGACAAAAGGGATTCCGAACACCTGCTGTCCAGAAGTGTATTGCTTCAGGAGCAAACTATACTAACAAGAGTTTTGAATTAATCGTTCGAGAAGAAGAAGCTATCATGAACAAAGGTAGACTTTGGGAAGTATTAGAATACTGGGGTTACATAAGTAAAGAGGAAGCTATACAAGCAGGACTACCTGTTGACGGTAACGTTAGTCAAATACAAGTGAATCTATGGGTATGTGGTAATGAGATCCTAAGAATCTCCACGAACCCTTTCTTACCACAACGTATTCCTTACTTTATGTTTAACTATGAAGCTGATGCTTATAACGTATATGGTACTGGTATCCCTGAGACGATGGAAGACTCTCAGAAGATGATGAATGGTTTTGCTCGTTTAGCGGTAGATAACTTAGCACTCGCAGGTAACATGGTATTTGATATAGATGAAACTATGTTAGTCGCTGGTCAAGATTATGATATCTATCCGGGTAAAGTATTCAGACGTCAAGGAGGACAAGCAGGGTCTGCTGTGACTGGTATTAAGTTCCCGTCGACAGCCAATGAAAACCTACAGATGATGGACACGTTCCGTCGTCAAGCAGATGAAGCTACGGGTATACCTAGTGTATCCCATGGCCAGACTGGCGTTTCTGGTGTAGGTCGTACATCTAGTGGTCTTAACATGATCCTAGAGAACGCTAGTCTAAACATCAAAACAGTGATACGTAATCTGGATGATGATTTACTTCAACCAATGGGTCGTATGTTATTCTACTGGAACAATCAGTTTAACAAAGAGAATATTCCTACAGGTGATTATGATTGTATAGCCACAGGTATTCGTTCGTATACTAAGAATGAGATCAAGGTACAGCGTTTACAGACGTTACTACAGTTATCTCAGAACCCTGCGTTAGCTCCTATGATTAAACTACCTTACATTGTTAGGGAATTAATTAAAGGAATGGACATGGATCCTGAGGAAATCATTAACGACATGGATGAAGCTAAGATATACGCTGAGATCATAGGTATGGCTGGTGGTGTTTCTGCTCAAAGTAAACAGGCTAATGCTATACAGAATCCAGAAGGACCTACAGGAACCTCAGGTAACACTGGCAACACTGAAGGTGCTGGTAATGTGGAGGGTTTAAATGGACAAGTCCCAAGCGTTTAACATGAAACCTTTGATTACTAATACTAGTCATTGGAAAATAATTGAGAACTATTTGGCGGTTGAAATCGCTAGTTTAGTTACCCGACTACAAACATGTACTGAAGCTGATCTTAAAAAGATTCAAGGGGAGTTAGCTGCTCTCCGTAAAATTGAAGCTTTGCCAGATCAACTTAAAACTGAACAACGCTCCCGATAGGAACCGTTGTTCTTTAATTTAAACTAGAACTCAATTACCAAGGATCTTAAAGTACCCAAAGTAATGACCTAGACAAGGAGAAACAAATGACTCAAACAACCCAACGTAATAGCTTACTTGGTCAGGAAGCTTACCGTAACCCTCGTCACGAACAAGAGGCTGCGGCTTTACAAGCTCATGATGATGCAACCAATGATTCCCAAGGCCAAGCGGAATTAGGTGACGCAGCAAGTGAACAACCAGTCCATGACTGGGAAAAACGTTATAAAGACTTACAATCATTCAACTCTCGCAAAATCAACGAGCTAACGAATCAGATTAAGACTTTACAGACACAAGGCGTACCTAAGGTACAAGCTCCTAGAACTCCAGAAGAAATGGCAGCATTCAAGGAAGCTAACCCTGAGATGTACGGCGTTATTCAACACATGGCTACTGAAATCGCGCAGTCTCAATTGACTACGTATGATCAACAAATGGCTGATGTACAGAATGACCTTTTAGATACCAAGATGCAACGCGCGGAACTAGCGATTAAAGCAGCACATCCAGACTTCGAACAGATTATCAATTCTGACAAGTTTGCAGTATGGGCTTCTACGCAGTCTAAAGACGTTCAAGATTGGATCTATAATAACCCTAATAATCCTGATCTAGCAATCAAAGCGCTAAGTCTTTATAAGTACGAGTCAGGTCACACACAAGCAGTAGATACTCCTGCCGCAGCGATGGATATACAATCCCCTGCAGGAACAGGTACTGAGACTAATAGTCGTAACCATCCGGCGTATATCTGGAAAGAATCCGAGATACGTAAGATGTCCCCACAAGATTTCGCAAAGTGGGACGAATCGATTAAATTAGCTCAGCATGAGGGACGTATCGCTGTAGGTCAATAATTTAATTTAAGAGGTAATAATAAATGGCATATTTTAATGGTGCAGCTACAACTAACTTTGGTGCTAACTCACCTTCTGGTAACTTTTCTCCAGAGATCTTTTCACAACGTGTGTTAATGTTCTTCCGAACAGCTTCTGTTGTTGAAGGTATTACAAACAACGACTATTACGGCGAGTTGGCTTCATTTGGTGATTCAGTTCGAATCATGCTTGAACCTACGTTAACCGTTAGTCCATACTTACGTGGTCAATCGATCACAGAACAAGCTTTAGCAGATAACGATGTTACTATCGAAATCGATAAAGCCAACCACTTTGCTTTCAAAGTAGACGATATTGAAGATAAGTTATCTCATGTAAACTGGGAATCTTTAGCAACTGGCTCAGCTACATACGCTCTTAAGAACTCTTATGATAAAGAAGTGTTAGAGTATATGTCTCAAGGTGCTCAGGTATCTAACATTGTTAACCCACTTGCTACAGGTCACGACGATGCACAAGAAACTGCTAATGTTATTACGTTAGGTTTTGGTGCTGGTGAAACTGATCCTATGAACCTATTGTCTTTACTAGCGTTAAAACTAGATGAAGCTGAAGTTCCTGAAGAAGGTCGTTATGTAGTTGTTAGTCCACGTTTCATGGAGTTAATTGCTCGTACAGACAGTAAGTTACTTTCAACTGATTACAACCAAGGTGAAGGTGGTCTTAAGAACGGTTTAGTTATGAACGGTAAGCTTCGCGGCTTTTCTGTTTACAAAACTAATAACGCTCCTAAGTTCGTAACTGATACTACTGGTGCTGCTGCGGATGCTTCCGATGATTCAGGTATCATCGAGGGTGGTGATGACGCAGGTGCTGTTTCTGGTGATGTAATTATCGCTGGTCACATGTCAGCTGTTGCTACAGTTAGTTCAATCGATAAAGTTGAGAAGATCCGTGCAGAGTCTACATTTGCTGATTTAGTACGTGGTTTACATGTTTATGGTCGTGCGGTTATCCGCCCTGAGTCATTAACAGTAGCTTACGTAATCTACGCATAATCCTATGATTCTTAGGACACGATAGAAACCCAAAGGGATCCGAGTTCGTCTTGGGTCCCTTTTTTCATTTATGGAGGTAATAACATGGCCTACACATTTCTTCAGCTTACTAACCTAGCGTTACGTGAGGTGAATGAAGTCCCTATGACTTCACAACAATTCGAGACTGCTAGAGGCCTTCAACAGTTTGCTAAGGAATCAGCCAATCGTGCTTTCTTTGATGTATGTAATACAAGTTCTAAGTGGCCTTGGTTACAGACTGCAAGCGAAGGAGCTCCTCGTACAGAGATACGTAAGTTAACCGCGGGACAACAATGGTATGACGTTAAAGAGATCGTAACATCAAACCGTCTAACAGTTGACTGGAATACCTTTCTGCTAACCGATAAAGATTTAGAAGTAAATGACTCAGCTGTCGAAGCTGATGTTGTTAGCGTGCTACCTATGATCACTTATGATACATGGATACGTGAGAAACGTGAGTATGATTTTAATAGTAAGAATCGAGGGACTCCTACGGCTGTCGTAAGACATTCCACAGAGCAGTTTGGCTTTAGTCCAGTGCCTGATAAAGACTATTGGGTTGAGTATAACGTTAGTGACACTGTTACTAGGTTTACAATAGGTACTCAAGAGATACCAATCCCTGAGGAATTCATTACTGTACTAGTAGCTCGTATTAAATATTATCTTTGGTTATTCAGAGAGAATCATGAGCAAGCTAACTTTTCACTAGGGGAATACCGAGAGGCTTTAACTGATATGAAAAGGACATTGCTTAGTAATAAACAAGAACGAATGAGGGCTGTATAATGGCAGGTAAAATACAAACAGTAGTAATCCCGTGTAGAGGAGGGTTAAACCTTTCCTCAAATGCGCAGGAATTGCTTAGTAAACCTAATGAAGCCATACGTTTAACTAACTTTGAATGTAGTAAACAAGGAGGTTACCGAAGACTCTCAGGTTATGAAGTTTTAAGTAATAGCGTTCCGGGAACTAATTTAATCAAAGGGATTAGGAATTATAAAGGAATATTAACGTGTCGTGGTGATGACGTACAGCATTCATTAGATGAAGGAGTTACTTGGACTTCTATTAACAAAGACTCAGATAATATAGACGCTGTTACATTAGCAGGTGAAGCCTTACTTCCACGTACAGGTGACACACGTTATATGTTTGCTTCTCATTTAGTAGGAACTAAGCAGTATTTATTCATGGTAGATGGTATTCATGCTCCCGCGGTCTTTAGTATTATAAACGAGGACACTACTCCTTTGTATCGTTTTAAAGAAATCACCGAAGGTACTGCTCTAGTAGGAGCTAAGTACTGTACTATGTATAAACAACAACTAGTACTCGCAGGAATGACGGATGATCTTAGTACTATTTACTATAGTTCACACGCTACTACTGATTTAATATCACCAGAAGACGATGATAAGGAAATACCTCAAACGAACTTCAATGGATCTACTTCAGGTTCTATAGGCGTGGGAGATATAATCACGGGAATCAAAGTACATCGTGAGGCTCTTTATGTTTTCTGTGAATCAAGTATTCATAAGATCGAAGGAATAGAGACAGGAGCCCCTGTGGTCACTGCGATAACTAGAGATATAGGATGTCTCGATGGTTTTACTATTCAAGAAGTAGGAGGTGACTTAGTTTACCTAGCTCCTGATGGTCTCCGTACTATTGCTAAAACAGAGAGACTTAATGATATTGAACTAGGTGTTATTAGCCGTAAGATTAGCCCTTTGCTA